AAAGGACGCAGAAAAACTGTGAAACTCACACCTTCACAGGTAGCAATTTCTAAAAGATTAGGTGTGCCGCTAGAAGAATATGCGAAACAATTAGCCGCGAAGGAGGTATAAGCATATGGAAAAGAAAACTAAAAAAACTTCCCGCGTGAGTCAAACCAGGGTTAAACAAGAAAGACCTAAAGTTTGGACTCCTCCATCATCACTAGATGCACCGCCTGCGCCAGACGGTTACAGACACAGATGGATACGCGCCGAGAGCATGGGTCAAGATGACACTAAAAACATGTCGGGCAAAATTAGATCTGGATGGGATCTCGTAAGAAGCGATGAATATCCAGACTATGATTATCCAACAGTCAATGACGGTAAATACGCAGGAGTGATAGGTGTTGGTGGCCTTGTGCTGGCAAGGATACCCGAAGAGCTCGCAAAGCAACGTGAAGCGTACTTTAATCAAATGACGCAAGATCGTAATGAAGCTTTAGAAAACGATGTCTTAAAGGAACAGCATCCAAGTATGCCGATCAATCAAGATCGACAAACTCGTGTAACTTTTGGTGGCTCGAAAAAAGACTAATCTTTTTCAACCATCGATTTAACAATAACCCTTTAAGGAGGAAACAAATATGGCAAACAAAGATGCCCCTTTTGGTTTCAGAGCGATGGGAAAATTAGGTAGTGATGTAAACAACATGGCTACTGCCGAATACAAAATTGCTGACGATGCTAACTTGACATTATTTCAAGGTATGATTGTCGGTATGGCTAGTGGTGTAATAACTGCTGGAACGGCTACAAGCACTAAAAATCTTGGTGTTTTAAACGGTGTATTCGTCTCTAAAGACCCGTCATCCGGAAAACCAACTTTTAAAAACACGTATACACAGACTAATGTGGCTACGGGTGAAACAATAACAGCGTTCGTTTTTGACGATCCTAATACTCTGTTTGAAGTGCAAGCAGGAGGAACACTTGCGCAAGGAGCGCAAGGTAACAACATCGATTCATTAGGTGTAGCTGGAAATTCCATTAGTGGTGTTTCTACTTCTACAACTGCATCGTCAGTTACTGGTTCTGGTGCTACTGCACAATGGAGAATTATTAAACCGTCAGCGGACCCAGAAAACAATGACATCGCTAGTGCGAATTGTAATTATGTCGTTAAATTTAACGAACATCTTTACCTTACGACTACTGGTGGTGACGCATAATAGCAGGAGGACATAAAAAATGGCTATATCAAGACAACAACTAGCAAAAGAGCTAGAGCCAGGTCTGAATGCTTTATTCGGACTTGAGTACAAAAACTACGAAAACCAACACTCAGAAATCTTTGACGTCGAAAACTCTGACAGAGCTTTTGAAGAAGAAGTGATGCTTGGTGGTTTTGCAAACGCACAAGTTAAACAAGAAGGTTCTGCAGTTGCTTTTGACAGCGCAAACGAGTCTTTCACTTCACGTTACACTCACGAGACAGTTGCTCTCGCTTTTTCTATTACTGAAGAAGCTGTTGAGGATAACCTGTATGATAGCATCGCTAAGCGTTACACTAAAGCACTAGCAAGATCTATGGCTAACACAAAGCAGATCAAAGCAGCTAACATTTTAAATAATGGCTTTGATTCAACAAATCACCCTGGTGGTGATGGTAAAGCTTTAATGGCTACAGACCACCCAACAATTGGAGCGGGCGATCTGTCAAATGAGCTAGCAGTATCAGCTGACTTAAGTGAAACTTCACTTGAGCAAGCGATGATTGACATTGCTGCGTTTAAAGATGAAAGAGGCTTAAAAATTGCTGCAAGAGGATTGAAATTAATCATTCCTTCTGAGCTACAATTTACAGCTGAAAGAATCTTAAAGTCTAACCAACGTGTTGGAACTGCTGATAATGACATTAATGCATTGTCTTCTAAAGGAATGTTACCGCAAGGATATGTGGTAAACAACTTCCTTTCAGATACAGATGCATTTTTCATCAAAACAGATGTTCCTAACGGAATGAAGATGTTTAACAGAGCAGCTATTAAAACTGCTATGGAAGGCGACTTCGATACTGGTAATATGAGATACAAAGCTAGAGAAAGATACAGCTTCGGCTTTTCTGACTGGCGTGGTATGTTTGGTTCACCAGGTGCTTAATAGTTAGGCGCAAAGAACTAATTTAAAGGGGCCTTCGGGCCCCTTTTTATTTGCACATTTATATTTAAAAGCGTATACTCGACGCACTGCATATTTAATTTAGTTAGTATAGACTCATGCAGTAGACTTTCTCAGGACTATATTAACGGAAATGGAGACAAAATTATGGGAAATACAACTTATAGCGGTCCGGTCAGATCAGAAGGTGGCTTTAATGTAATCAATAAAGCAGCTTCTACTGGAGTGATCACGGAAACTGGTTTTTCAGTTAACTCAACTGGACAACTAATTTCACTAGGAACAAGAAAAATACAAACTTTCGTCGGCTCACTTGCTGCTACTGATACAGGTACAGCTTATGCTGATGGCGATGTTCTTGTTGAACTAGGAACTTTAAACACTGATGTACCTGATGGATTAGTAACAGCTACTAAAATCTTTATCCACAAAGCAACTGTACTTGTTACAACTGTTAGTGGTCCAACTCTTGTTGGAGGTTTATCATTAAGTGCAACTTCTGGAACAGCCACTAATGCAGCTGTTTCTTCTGGAACTGAAATTGTTGGTGCAGGTGTTGCATCTATTAATCCAAGAATTTCTGCAACAGACTCAGTAACTGAAGTTGACCTTGACTTTGATTCAGCGGCTTTTCATGTATTTGCACCAAACATTAGTGCAGCAGTTGCTAGCAAACACTTATATGCGTTTGCAACAACTACATTGAATGGTGATGCTTCAGCTGGACGATTTACAGTAGAACTAGATTACTCAGTAATGTAATAAATAAACTCTGAGTAGGGGGGTAATGCCCCCTATTCTTTTAGTAGGAGAAAAACAAAATGGCAGACGTAGTATTAAATCAAGAAGGCAGCACAGCTTTATTTTCAGGAAATAAAAAAGTAATTACTCATTACAACAATGTTTCAGACAGTAGTGGTGCGACAACAAAAATCCTTGACATATCAGATTATTCAAACGCAGCAGGTAAAGAACCTGTGTCAGCAACTTTAAATAAAATTTGGTATAGTGTTTCAGTAACAGCAAAAGTAGATGCATTGAGGTTGTCTTGGGACAATTCAGGAACAGACCCTATTTTTCTAACTCTTGAAGGAGATGGTCATTTTGATTACAGCTCAATAGGTGGTATTCAAAATAACAAAGCTACAAACTTTACAGGTGATGTAAATGCAACTTTACCTGCTTGTACTAGTGGGGATAGTGCTTCAGTTACTTGTGAGTGGCTATTAAATTATTAATAAGGAGTAGCATATGCCAAATACTTCTTCAGGAACATCAACGTTCGACAAGACTTTCTATATCGATGAGATTATGGAAGAGGCTTATGAACGACTAGGTGTTCAAGACCTCAACGGATACAGACTAAAATCTGCTAGACGTTCTTTAAACATAATGTTTCAAGAATGGGGCAATAGAGGTTTGCATTATTGGGAACTAAAAGAAACAAATATAAATCTTGTTGAAGGACAAGCTGAGTATCATTTCTTTAGAAGTGCGGCAGATGACACCTCTGATACAAACAGGGCGCAAGCTACGACAGTACAAACAGATTCTACAATTTTTGGTATGGATGATGTGCTTGAGGCAACATACAGAACTAGTAGAGGAACTACGTCACAAACAGACGTAGCATTAACAAAAATAGATAGGTCTACTTATTCTGGTCTATCTAATAAACTAAACAAAAGTCAACCTACACAATATTACGTACAACGTTTTATTGATCGTGTAACTGTAAGCGTATATCCAACACCAGATGCTACAGCCGCTGCATCAGAAGTTCATTTGTATTATGTAAAAAGAATAGAAGATGCAGGAGACTACACTAACGCAGGAGATGTTCCTTATCGTTTTGTGCCATGCATGGTATCAGGCCTTTCTTACTATCTAGCATTAAAAGAAAAACCAGAACTAGTACCACAATTAAAAATGATTTACGAAGATGAATTAAATCGTGCATTAGTAGAAGATGGTTCTTCTACAAGTACACACATAACACCGAAAGCGTATTACCCGAATGTCTAACTTTGCAACAGGAAGAAAAGCAAAAGCTATATCAGATCGTAGTGGTATGGCTTTTCCATACAATGAAATGGTAAAAGAATGGAATGGTTCGTTTGTACATACTTCTGAGTTTGAAGCAAAACACCCACAACTAGAACCAAATGCACACAAAGCAGATGCTCAAGGACTAAGAGATGCTAGACCAGATAGAACAGAAACAGCTGCACCTAATTTATTAAAAACAGATTCTTTTAAAACAGGGTCTGCTAGTTCTTCAACAATTACGGTAACAGAAGAAAGTCACGGTAGATCAAGTAGTGACACTGTTCGTTTTTATGCTGCAACTAGTTTTGACGGTATTACAGCTACAAATATAAACGCAGCTGCAGGCTATACAATAACTGTGGTTGACACGAATACATACACATTCTCAGTGTCGACAGATACTGCAACAACTGGTAATATAAGAGGAGGAGGGTTCCGCGCTTACGCTGGACCAGTAACAGTAACACCATGACCACATACGCAGAATTAACACAACAGATTTTAGACTACACAGAAACAGATAGTAATGTTCTGACTTCTACAATTACAAACGATTTAATAGAACACGCTGAAATGAGATTGTACAGGGAGCTAGACCTTGACGTATATAAGAAAAATGCAAGTGCTGTATTAACAGCTAGCACACCGTTTGTAACATTGCCTGGTACAACACCAGCTTTATTTAGTGCTATTCGGTTTGTGTCTATATTTAGTTCGGCAGGAGCATTAGGTGGTTTGACAAATAATGAAAGAATAGTTTTACAGAAAAAAGACCCTTCATTTATATCAGAATATTGGCCAAATAGAACTAGCACAGGTATTCCAAAATACTTTGCAACGTACGATGAAGACTCATTAATTCTTGCACCTACACCAAATGCGGCTTATACTATGGACATTGAGTATTATGCTCAACCAACAGGATTATCTTCAAGTACTACCTCAACGTGGATTAGTACAAATGCTCCAACAGCATTGTTGTATGCCTGCCTAATCGAAGCTTTTAAATTTTTAAAAGGACCTGATAACATGTTAGCTTTGTACGAAGCGTCTTATAAAAACGCTGTCAAGACACTAGCAACAGAACAAATGGGTCAAAAACGACGTGAAGAATATAGAGATGGAGCGGTAAGAATACCAATTCCATCTGTAAACCCGTAAGGAGAAAATATGGCAAACGTAATATGTAATGTTTTTAAAGAACACCTTCTAAAAGGTAATCACAATTTTAGTGCATCGGGCGGAGACACATATAAACTTGCTCTCTACACATCATCTAAAACAGTTTCTGCATCAGCGATAACTGGTTACAACACAACTAATGAAGCAGCAAATGCATCAGGTTCTGGTTACACTGCAGCAGGAAATACACTAACTAATAACGGCGTTACAGGTAGTTCTTCTACATCTACAGTGTTTGCAGATTTTGCTGACACTTCTTTTACAACAGTTTCTACAACAGCGCAATTCGCGCTTATTTATCAATCATCAGGTGGTGCAGCAACAGCAGGACTTGCTACTGATTCAGCAGTATGTATGTTAGATTTTGGTGGTGACTTTTCAACTACAGCAGGCACTTTTACAATACAATTTCCAGCAGCAGATACGAGTAGTGCTATTATAAGAATATCGGGGTAAGGTTTTATGGCATTAGTTCTAAACGATAGAGTCAAAGAAACCACAACGACAACTGGACAGGGTACCATATCTTTAGGTGGTGCCGCAACAGGTTTTGAAACGTTTGTAACTGGTGTTGGTGACACAAATACAACTTATTATATTATTGTACACGAGTCAGACGGTACATGGGAAATAGGTATTGGAACTATTGGTGACGCGTCTCCCGACACTCTTGCACGAACCACGGTAATCGATACATCAGCAGGTAATACAACTAAAATAGATTTTGCAGCCGGTAGTAAAACAGTATTTTGTACACTGCCTTCAAGCAAAGCTGTATTCCTGGACGCAGATGGTGACGTTACATTAGGAGCTAATTTAGATGTTGGTGGTAATCTAACAGTTACAGGCACAACAACATTTAATGGTGGCACACTAACTCTTGGTGACGCTAACACAGATAACATTGTATTTGGTGGTGAGGTTGATTCTAATATTATACCTGACGATGATAATACATACGACTTAGGTAGTTCGTCAAAAGAATGGAAAGATCTTTATATCGATGGTGTTGCTTATTTAGATGCTATTAATTTTGATGGCACAGCTATTAGTGCAACTGCTGCAGAACTTAATATACTTGATGGTGTTACTGCAAGCACAACAGACATTAATCTTATTGATGGAATAACAAACGGAACAGTAATAGCAAGCAAAGCTATTATAACAGATTCAAATAAAGATATAACTGGTGGTAGAAATATTACTATTAGTGGTGAACTTGATGCAGCTACTTTAGATATTAGTGGCAACGCAGACATTGATGGCACATTAGAAGCTGATGCGATAACAGTTGATGGTGTTACACTTGCAACATTTGTAAGAGATACAGTTGGTAATAACATGGTATCTAGTAATACTGAAAGTGGTATTACCGTTACTTATGACACAACAAACGATAACATAGATTTCTCTGTTGATGCTGCGCAAACAGGAA